CTTGGTGATGGCGTCCTGGACCTCGGCCGCGTCGATCACCCGGAGCTTGTTGTTCCGGTCGAGCATGCGCACCAACCGGCCAACTGGCTTGACCGCAGCAGGAGCAGTAGGGGCTGGCGTGGACGCCGTGCGTGACGCGGGGGCCGATGAGCCACCGGCCAGCGTGCTCCTGTCCCTCACTACGATGGTGTTCCTCAGATTCTCGATCATCTTCTGCTGGTGCTCGATCTTCCTCTGCGCCACCGGCCAACTGTCAGTGTCCTTGGGTAGGTCGTTGGCCAGCGAACGCTTGATCTCCGCTTCGTTCAGCCGGAAGCCATGCCCCGGAGGTACCTGGGCCAACACGTTGTTGATCGCTGCTAGCTGGAGCGCAGGATAGGAGGCGATCGCGGGATCGCTCTGACTCACCTTCGCCCAGGTGACTCGGGCCAACTGTTGCGGGCGGCCGAGGAAGTCCTTGGCGGCAAACCCTGATACAGCCGTCTTGACGTCCTCGATGTTCTGGATGGCGTGGTCAATCCCTTGGAGCGTCTTGGCCTCGTCGGCCCTCAAGGCCAGGAGGCCAGCCTTCGAGGCCGCCGCCATCACGCCCGGTCGTTCCTTGGCGGGCCACTCGGAGATATCGACGTACTTGTTGCCCTTGATGTCCGTTCGTGCCTGCGCGGCCACATCATCGGGAGAGGCCGTGCCAGCAGCCTTCTCCTTCGCTGCCTGCCGTTCTGCCGCTTTCGCGTCCCGCTGGGCTTGGAGGTCGGCCTGGGCGGCGAGCCTCTTATCCAGCGCCTCGTCCGCCGCCGTGATCTTGTGGTTGGTGTTCAAGACGTCGAGTTGCTTGCCGAGCGTCTCGATCTGGCTCCGGAACTTGTGCTCGGTCTCCAGGTCTCCCGCTCTCTGTGCCGCCTGAGCCTTCTGGAGCGCCACGTCCTGAAGGGCCTGGAGGTTGTCGGCCCGTTGCTTGAGTTGCTCGGCACGGCTGCGCTGGACGGTCTGCTGGGCGTTCTCGCGGTAGCTCGGCGTCCCGCCTAGCACCGAGGCCGTGTTCCCTCCCAGCATGGTCAGAAACTGCGCCATGTCAGGGCCGGGTGCGGGCTGTGCCGCTGCCTGTTGGTAGGCCTGGGCTGCCTGACTAGCGCCTTGCTGGGCGGCCTGGGTGGACGCTGCTAGCGCGTCCTGCTGCTGCTGGGCCAAGGCCTGCATCTGGAGCAGCACCTGAGCCTGGGCGGGGTCATAGCCACCTTGCAGCGTGCCGTCGAGACTAGCCTCGGGCGGGACTGGCATCAGCCTCTACCAAACATCGAGGGGGCCATGAAGTTGTACGCCTGCTGGGCCTGGCCTTGGGACCGTCGTGCAGCACCATGCCCGTGCAAGAGCCCGGTCAGATATGGGAGGAAAGCGTCAAGGCCGCCAGCGAAGTACTGCTGTCCCTGGGAGGGAATCATCTGCCCAGTCTGCGGATTGACGCTGGTGCCCTGGAGCGCTTCCAGTTGCTTCTGGATGGCGTTCTGGGCCTGGGACTGGGCACCCTGGTAGGCCGAGGTGCGGAGCCCCGCCTGCTGGGATCCCACAAGGCTCGGCGTCAGGCCCGATAGAATCGCCCCTGTGCCGGTCGTGCCGATTCCCCGTGCCGCGAGGCTCTGCGCCACCTGGTTGGATGCCTGGTTCGCTCCCGCCGCTATCGTCCCCTGGGCCTGAGAGTAGGCGGGCGAGGAAATCCCCTGCTGGTAGAACTGGTTCGTGAGGTTGCTGACGTTCTGAGGGCTGGTAAGCTGGGCGACTTGCTTCCGGTACTTCTTCCGAGGGTCGCCGCCGAACAGGCCGGAGAGAAGCCCGGGTGCGGCACTCAGGAGCGCCTGGAGCAGCAGTGGGTTGATAGCACACCTCCTTGTGGCGTGGCCGTTACGCTAGCACCTGCCTAGGCACTCGTCACTGAGATTTGCGCCCGAGAGACCGTCTCTCCACCTAGGAGTCCGGCGATGTCAGCCTTGACCCCGTCCAAGGCTGCTCCGATGGTGGCGACGTTGTTGACGTCCTTCTGGCCTATCCCGTCCTTGAACAAGGCGTAGGCGTAAGGCCCGTTGGTGATTACCTTGACGATGGTGGCTGAAAACTGAGACATCCCTGCCTCCTAGTTCAGATCACTGTGTATGAGTAATGGTAGCTCCATGACTGGGATGTGATGTCAGCAGCTTTCCAAGTGAAGACCGCGGTATCGTTGGCAGCCGAGCCGGTGATCTCCGCCCCCTGGCCAGCAATCGCGCCACAGAACGCCACTCCGCAGAGATCGTTGGCCGCACCGAGATTGGACGCCACCGGCAAGGTCAACTCGAAGCTGGTGGTGGTGAGAGTAGTGGTGGGGTCTACGCCAGTCACCCGTCCCGAGACGGTGACCGTATTGCCCACTTGGAGGTACTGGGCCTGAGTCGGAGTGACGTTGGCGTCCAGGTTGGCCTCGGCGGAACGGGTCGGAGTATAGGTGCCTGCCGTCAGCGCCGTGAGCGTCGCACCTCCGCCGACCTTGAGCGAGGTCGAGCCTACGAGATCAACCGCCGTCAGCGTGGTGCCGGAGACGGTGAAGTTGGAGCTGCCCTTGATCTCGCCGTTGGCGTTCCAGGTCGTTACCTGCCCCGAACTGGGCGTGCCGGTCCATTTCACCCGGTCGCCCCAGACGGCGAAGTTTCCACCGCCACCACCTGAGATCAGAGATTGGCCAGCAGTCCCTTCGGCGGCAGGCAAGGTCAGGACGGCGTTGCCGCCATATGAGGGCGCAGTCAGGATCAGCGTGGTGGAAGTCGGCAGGCCGCTGTTGTCGAACTTGACGTACTTGGTCTGATCGACGTCGTCGTAAACCTGGAAGTCTCCAGCGGTAAAGACTGGCATGGCCGTTCCTCCCTAACTCGCGTTCAGACGCAAGTAGTTGTCGTAAGTGCCAGTGCCCACCAAGGTGGTGAAGTACTGGATCGCCACACCGGCCTTGGTCTCGATCACGAGCGTTCCTTGGCTGAACCCCGGGGCGGTGGTGCTGGCGAGTGAGCACGAGGCAATCTGGATGTCACGCGAGACACTGTTGACGTCGGTATACCGGATGCTGGTGGACACGCTGCTGCCCGCAGCCGCCACCTTGCAGGCGATGTAACAGCTGATGAACCAGATCGTCCCGGCCAGCACGTTGCTTGCGCCCAGGAAGGTGGTCACGCCCTTGGATGCGGTCTGGTTGATGATGTCGAGCGCCGCCGCTCGGACTAGACCGACACCAATGAAGTTGGGGAAAGTAAAAGTCACGGCCTTGGTCGCTAGCGAGGCGAACTTCTGCGGGAACCCAACCCCAATCTGTCCGCTCGGCCACAGATATAGACCGGGGATGCCGCCCGCCGAGTTGGACGCGAAATGAAGCCCTGCCAAACCCGCGGCCCCAACGGACGTCTGGTACTCGATTTGATTGACTGCCGTCTCGGCGATGGCAAACATCGGCGTCGTTTGCCCCGCGCCCGAGTCATTGAGCGTTAGGGCGGTGGTGTCTGTGTCTGGTGTGATGGTCTGGGCTTTGGTGAAGGTCTGGGCCAGATCGATAGCGGCGAGGGTGATGGTGGTGGCCGCCGTGCTGGGAGGCGGGCGGTAGGTGTGGGTGCCCGCCGTCAGGCCGTCTAGCTCGAAGGCTGCGATGCGAGTGTTTAGCGAGTTGTCGAAGATGCTGAACAGGTTGTCGGCGAAGGAGGCGGTGAGAGCGCCCACCGCCGTCCAGGCTCCGACGCCAGTCGTCGCACTGGTGCAGGTATAGACGCTCCCAACCGCTGCACCGGCAACCAAGCCATAGGCACCGTTGCTGTCGATCCGGCCCTTGACCACGCTGGCTCTGGGGTTTCCGGCTACCGAGCCGTCGTTGAACCGCATGTAGTCCGAGGTGGCGCCTGAGTTCTGATCGATCACCATCCCTATGTCGTTGATGGTCATGTCGATCTGAGTCAGACCGAAGTAGCCCACCGTCAGGATGTCGGTCCCGTTGGTCCTCAGCTTGAAGAAGTCGTTGTCGCCAGAGACGGCGGTCGAGTCCTCCATGATCACGCTCAAGCCCACCGGGTTGCCCGTGGTGTAGGTGGTCTGGGGGACGTTGATGATGGTCGAGGCGTCGCCCTTGATGCTGAATACGTTGATCGAGTCCGAGGTCTTTAGCTGAAGCCTGATGTTCGTGTCCTGCGTGTCGGTGCTCGCCCCTGGGAGCGTTCCCGTCATGGCGGAGTTCCAGGCCCACGAAGGGAAGGCTCCTACCCCACCGTCATCAAACCGGGCGATGTCAGTCAGCGTCGTCGCCTGGCCGCAGTCCAGTTCGATCCACGCCACCTGGACTTGCTGACCACTACCCGCCGGGATGCCGCTCCAGTTCACCCAGACGATCAGGTTCTGGTAGTCGCCGAGCGCCGTAATCTGAGCCGCCGAGAGCGTCACCGTGTAGACCACGAAGGAACTGGTGAGCACCGCGTTGATCCAGGTCCCAGTCAGAAGTGGGCTCCCGGTGCCGCTAGTGCCCTTGTGCATCGCCACGCTCAGGGTCGAGGCGGCGCCCGCGCCAGTCCTTCTGGCCGCCACTCGCAAGACATGGGTGTTGGTCGAGGCCGGGGTGCTGCTGGGGCTGTTGAGCAGCATCCGCATCGAGATTTGGTTCTGGAAGTCCAGGTTCCCGACCCGGATCTTGATGTAGTCGTTGTCGTCCTCGGTGACTTCATCGACGTAGGACCAGATCTCGGTCCCCTCGTCCTGCCCCCGCCAGTCCCAGTCCGGCAGGATGTCGTTCGCCACCGGACGCAGCGTCAGATCGTTGGCCGCCGAGCCCGAGACGTGGAGCGTCGCCAGAGGACTCGCCGTCCCGACGCCAAACCACCCCAGGGCCTCGTCAAAGGCCGATCCCTGGCTATCGCCTAGGTAGACCTTCCCTTTGGTTCCATCGGCCGTAGAGGCAAGGGTGAGCGAACTAGAGGCGCTGGTGCCGCCGTGGGCTATCTGGCCACCAGAGCGTCCAGCCAGCTTGAGGAACACCCCGCCGTCAACGTCGCCCCCTATGGGGTCGCCCGAGCCGTTCGGGTTCTCGCCAATGATGATGCGGTTGAAGCCGAAGCTGGCGTCCTGGAGGAAATAGTCGATTAGGACCAGCTTCTCTCTCAGCCGCGAGTGGAAGTCGGACTCTTTGGGCTCCGGCAGGGTCTCGGGCTTGATCGGGATGTAGTTGCGCACGCTACCTCCCGGAATCTTCCACGCCGAACTGCTCTCCCTCAATGATCAGGGCTTCCTGGGCGAAGGCCGAGGCAGTGATCTGAGCGGTGATCTGCATCCCCTCGAACAGGAACCGCGGCTCGATCTTGTGAAGCTTCTGCCCGCCCAGCGTCACGGTCTTGCTATAGACCGTCACCGGCCCCGCGTCGTTGGTCTTGGTGTTCTGGGCGGTATACGTGATGATCGGAGTCCCGGTATAGGAGCCGCAGTAGCCGTAGATCTCGGCCCCTTCCCACTCGTTGCCCATCCCCGCCAGGTACATCCGGCGGGTGACGTAGCCCATCGTATCGTCCGCCACCGGGAGCGTGGTTCCGTTCTCGCGGTAGACCTGCCCCGCACCTGCCGCGGTGCTGTTGCCGCCAAATCCCAGGTAGACGTTGGTCTCGCCGCTCGTGCGCTGCACCGTCCAGGCAGATCGAATGTTGGCGCTGTTGGCGCCTACGGTGTTCCTCATGTCCACCATGCCGGAGATCTTCAACTGTCCGTTCGCCACGTGGTCGCTGGAGTAGCTCAGGTGCAGCGCCCGGAACCCACCGTTGGCCAGCGCGTTGTTGCGAAAGTAGAAGATCAGTTCCTGTTCCTCGCGGTTGTTGATCAGGGCATAGTTGTTGGTGGTCGCCGTGGTCGAGATGATGCCTCGCCAGTCCAAGCCGTCCGTCACGGTGCGGAAGCTGTAACCATCGGTAACGTGGATGCCCGAGTCGGAGACGAAGGCTAGTAGCTCGGTCGCCCCGTCCATCGAAAAGGTGCAGGCACACATCGGGTTGACGCAGCCGTAGGTCTTGGAGATCGGAGCCATCGCCTTGCCCCGGTCAAAGCTGGAGTCGCGCTCAGAAGGCAGGTAGTTGACCCGCCAGATCGATGCATCCAGCGCCACGATCAGGCTGGAGTTGACCACCTTGACCAACCGGACCTGGTCGTTCTCCCGGGTCTCGAAGTCCAGGAAGTAAGACGGCGGGAAAGACTCCGGGTCGCCCGGGAAGCTCCAGCGGATCTGGCTTGGGTTGGCGACGTCGTTCAAGACCAGCGTGTCCTCGAACACGTCTCCCGTGCTGGCATTGGGCGGCGGGAAGTTCTTGGAGACCTCAGAGGTGATGTCGCCAAAGGTGTAGACGATGGCTGGGTATTGGACCGTTCCGTCGATCGGCCCACCGTAGTGGGCTGAAGCGATGATGTAGTCCACCGCCAGCACAGCAGCGGGCCGAGAGAAGGAGACCCTGATCATGAAGTTGGCGTCAAAGTCCGAGTCCACCAAAGATGCCACGTCGCTAGAGAACCACCGATCAGTGGGGCCACCCAAAGTCAGCACCTGGGTGGAGGTTCCAGTCACGTTAACCGACTTGGAGGCGGTCTTGGGAACATTCAAGATGAACGCCCCGCTGCCCACTTGCTGGGTGGTGAAGTTCCCATCCGGGGCCCGCTTGCCGATCGTAACCGTCATCGGCGTGGTGCCTGAGTTGGTCTTGGCCCCGACCTCCACCGTGATCCCCTTGACCGAGCCCGCGAAGCCACCAAAGGAGTTGAAGCCATAGTAGGCTTGGGCCTTGGTCCCGCCGACGAACGAGCCCGCCGTGGCGGAAGCAAACGTCCCACCCGTAGCGAACGCCCCCGAAGCATTGGCGAAGTCCGCGTAGGGCGCGGAACTGGCGCTTGCTGCGGCGAAGGAAGCCGCCGTTGAGAGCACCGAAGTGTCCACCATGTAGTTCGCTGCCGATGCCGTGGCCCCAGCCGTGGCGGTGGACATGGCCATCTCGGAGATCATGAACCCGAGCGGGAACTCCTTGTCGCTTGCCTTGTCCTTCTTCGGTGACCGGTAGACCCGCCAGTGGGTGGTGATGGGATTAAGCGTGGGCGGCATCTGGATGATGGGCGCCATGCCGGTGCTCGACACGTAGACCGTCGCCGGGCCGTTGTTGGAGTTGAACGCCGATTCCAAGCTCAGGATCGCGCCATCCTGGGTGATCTTCGCTACCTCGGTAGTCCAGTACTCGTAGTACCCAGTCACCGCCTGAGAGAAGGCTGAGGCACTCGCTGCCGTGGTAGGCGTCGCGATCACCGGGATCATGCCCATCTGCCTCGGTGTCAGCGTGTTCCCTGCCGCGGTCGCTGTCAGGTAGATGGTGAGATTGGTGCCGGTGCTGGAGACGTCCGCCGTGGCGCCGTTCAAGAGGAAGAACCGGTTCCGGTACTGGATGACTTCCAGTTGGCTGCCCGACTGGGTCCCAGCCGTCACCGAGAACGTCCCAGTATCACCGACCGTGGCGAAGTTGTAGCGGGAGGACGCCATCGCGATCAGGTAGGCGTCACCGTTATCGAAGGTGATGTCTCTCAGCCCATCGACGTCTACCGCCGCGGCGACAGCGACGCCGAACACGGTGCGGCCAGTGGCTCGCTGAAGCGCCTGGGAGCCCGGCGCGTACACCGCGTTTCGGATGTCAGCGAGTTGGCCGGGGGTTAGAAGCGCAGGGTCGGCAGCGGTCCAGAGACCCTTGTTGAGCGGCTCGGTATGCCTCGCCATCTCAAGCGTAGTCCCAGTCGAGCCACCGGGTGGATCTGTCGCCAGTGGCCTGAGGAATGGCGCCAGGCACGAAGCCTAGGTTCTCATCGGGAATGGACGTCTGTTCGCTTAGCATGCTCTTGAGACCGTCCTGAGCGAGACTCAGCCAGGTCTGGCCTTGCGCCTTCCTCTGTTCTCCCTTATCGGTTAGGAAGTGCCACTTGGCCCAGGCGATCGGGATCTCCTCGTAGTCTTCCAGGATGTCGAGCGCCGCCGTGACGCCTGAGGCAGAGGCCAGACTGAAGCGCCGGTAGAACCGCTGGAACAAGACGTCTGCCGCCGCGGGAGGTGGGATTAGTCTGACCTTTGACCTTTCGGCCAACCGGAACAGGTCATAGCCCTCTGGCGTGTCGGTAGCGAACTCGTCGGTGATCGACCGGTCCCAGCCCCGGCGCTGGATATATCTCAAGGGTCGCTGGCTGCCTAGCAGCTTGACCCCGTATCCGTTCCGCATGTTGCTGGGAGCGTCATACATGTCCCTGACTGCGCTAACGGTGAAGGACTGGACCCCAGTAGGGTAGCCGGTCGTGACGACGCTCAGGCCGAAGCCTGAGGCCGCTGTAGCCGTTACCCGCATCCCCAGCATGAACCCTGAGGCAATCACCAAGTCGTCCACCTGGAGCCCGTGCCCGGCCGGGGATGCCGCCGAGGCTTGCCCGCCACTCGCCGATACCCCTGTCACCGAGAAAGGGGCATAGACCTGCTGGGGCGTGTATTCAGCCCTCAGGAACTCCCAGCGGTACTTACCGCCCAGGAACTGGAACGCCGCTCTCAGCGAGTGGTGGGCGCGGCCGGTCATCTCGACGTCGGCCGAGGCGCCGATACAGTCGGCAATCGACTGGACCGCTGCGTTCCAGGCTATCGTGCTTTGGTTGAAGAGGCTCATCCTTGGCCTCGTCTCTTAGGCGGGTTGGAGTGCTCCGTTTTTGGCTTCTTCTTGCTTTCTCTGCTGCTCCATCTCGGACTCGGCCTCAGCGGCAATCTCGGCCCACTGCTCGTCACTGACCCTGGGCTGCTCTCTTTTCTTCTCTTCCCGCAGCATCTCCCAGTACTGGACCAGCTTGGGGACTTCCTTCATCGCGTCCCGATGCTCTGAGACCCAGTCCTTGGCGTTGCTTGCCAGTTCCCTGCGGGTCTTCTCGTTCTCGATCAAGAGGCCCAGCTTGTCCTCGAACTCTTGCGGGTCGTTGAACAAGAGACCAGTCTTGCCGTCTTCCATCTCGTGCTGGTAGGCACCCGAGTTCTGCGCCAGAGTCGCAGCGGGCTTCTTCAGCACCGAGGCTTCGTACCACTTGATGGCGCTCCGGCAGGTGTTGAACACGTTCTCCTGCAGTGGTGCCAGCGCGATGTCGTGCCCGATCATCGCCAGCCTCAGCTTGTACTCAGGATAGGGGCACCAGGACTTGTAGGTGTACCTGTGCGCCGGGATCAGTTCTTTCACCCAGGGAAAGATGGCACCCCAGATCACCCAGTGGACCTCGGGGTACTTGCGGGTGATGTTGCCCAAGGCCTCTCTGAGAGGGAACCAGTCCTCGTAATGGGCGACCCCGCCCTGCCAGAGGATCTTGATCTGCTTGGGGTTCTCCTTGAGATCCACCGGCTCATAATGGTCGAACCGGACCAGGTTGGGATGGACCAGGGTCCTCAGTGGCGTGGCGTTCTGTTTGACCGCCGATTCCACCGCGGGAGTTGAACAGCCCACCGAATCGGCCAGCTCGATCAGCATCTTCCAAGTGGTCAGCGTCTGGCGGTTCTTCAAGATCGAGAACCCGTTCTCGCCGTCCTTCCACAAGACCTTCTTCTCGCCGTTGCTGACGATGCCGATATGGTGTCCGGGTGGAATCAGGTCCCCGTTCATGTCCTTGACGCCTAGTCCCTTAAAGGCTTGGTTCAGCGGCGAGACATTGAACAGGTTGTCGTCCGTCTCCATCATGATGGTGGGCGGCCATTTCCAGCCATCTTCCCGCTTGGAAGCCAGGAACGACTGGACACCCCTGACGTTCTGGATATTGGCCTCGCCGACTGGTTGGTACATCAGCACCAGGTCCGCCTCACAGAACTGCTGGATCCGTTCCATCAAAGGAATGTCGGCCAGGTTCTGGTCGATCACCGCCTTGACCGGCAACCCCAGATCCTCAGCCGTCGAAAGCTGTACCCCCAGCCGGTAGTAGTGGGACGCCGTTGCCTTGGGTGGATAGAGCGTATAGACGTTCAGATCCTTCACTGGCCACCAAAGGTCTTGCGGAACCAGTCGCCCACCGGGTTGCTCGACTTCTTCTTCGGCGTCTTGGCCGGGGTCAGGATGCCTGACCACTCAGGCCCCAGCCCTGACGTGTCTACCGGGGCTGAGTAATTTCCCACCGTCGCCGTCGGGTACTTCCTTACCGGGACCTTGGGGCGTGGGCTACCCATTGGAATGCGAGCCCTTGAAGATGTCGCCGGGAGATGCCTGAGAGTTGGGCGTGTCGGGATCCTCGATGTCCGTCCCCGAGCCGTTGGTGGCCCCGGTGGGCATGTCGGCCTTGCGATCCTGGGTGGCACAGATTGGATTGGGGAAGTTGACACCCGTAGGCCCACCGGCGGCGTGGACCGTGCTCTCGATCGCCCCGCTGGTCTCGGTGTTCTGAATCGGCTGCGAATGGCCCGAGTCCGGCACGTTAGGCAGATAGTCCTTGCCCGGCGAGCCGCTGTTGCCCCCTCTCATCACGACTGCCATGTTAGATCTCCTTGCCGTCTACGAACGTCACCTGGTTATCCAAAATGCGCCGGTTCTTGCGGCGGTCGTAGGTGCAGTACTCAGGGTTTCTGTCGAGGAACCCATAGAA